GGACGTCCTGAAGAACGCCAAAGCCGAGTTCGAAAAGACGTGGAAGTGGTATCTGGCCGGCCCCAGGCAGCGCCTCCAGCCCGGCGCCGCAATCCTCGTCGTCATGACGCGCTGGGGCGAGATGGACCTCACCGGCCGGCTGATCAAGCAATACCAGGAAGAGGAGGAGGAGCTCGAGCCGTGGGAAGTAATAGAACTGCCTAGTATTCTGCCGAGCGGCGAGTCGGTTTTTCCCGAGTTCTGGGATATCAGGGAACTGCTCGCGACCAAGGCCACCATGCCGCCGGCGCGCTGGATGGCGAACTACCAGCAGACGCCCATCAGTGAAGAAGGATCCATCATCAAGCGCGAGTGGTGGAGAAACTGGACCGAGCCCAACCCGCCCAACTGCGACTTCATCTGCCAGGCCTGGGACACGGCCCACTCGGTCCGGGAGAGCGCCTGCCGGAGCGCCTGCGTCACTTTCGGCGTCTTTCGCCAGCGCACGCGCGACGACCCGCCGCGCCTGATCACGGGCATCATCCTGCTCGACGCCTGGGCCGGCCGTATCGAGTTCCCGGACCTCAAGCGCAGGGCGAGAGAACTCTACGACCAGTGGCGGCCGGATTCGCTGGTCATCGAGCGCAAGGCCGCGGGCGAGCCGTTAGTGCAGGAACTCTACCGCGCCGGCATCTACGTCTCGGACGCCGCGGGCGCAATGGGATCGCCGGGCCGGTCCTCCGACAAGGTCACCCGCACCAACGCGATCGCCGACCTGTTCAGCTCGGGCGCGGTCTGGGCCCCGCTCGGCCAGCGCTGGGTGGAGCAGGTCCGCCACGAGATGGCAACGTTCCCGGTGGGCGAGTACGACGATCTGCACGACGCCGCGGTCTGGGCCCTGCTGCGCATCCGCCACGGCAATCTGGTCCGTTTGGGCTCGGACGAAGAGGACGACCGGGACTGGACCCCGCGGCCGGCGACGAAGTATTATTGATCCAGCCTTCACGTTCGTCAAGCAGTCAAGTTATCTCCAAGAGGGCCCGGGACGACGCTCCCGGGCCTTTTCATTTCGGATACCCCACCGTCACATTCTTCATCTTCACCGTCTTCACGCGATAAATCGCGGTTCCGTTACGGACCGCCTTCAGCGCCAGCGTCAGCGTCATGACCGGGATGCCCTCATCCGGGCGCGCCGAATACCTGAAGCGAAACTCCCGGGGAGGCGGATCGTCCACCTCGAATTTCGTCACGGCGCGGCGGTGGGTGAATTGCGCGTTCATGAATTGTTCGTTTTCAGATTACGCTCACAGGCCGCATTCGCGGCGCCGGCTTTGGTTTCGGCCGCGATCTCGCCCGTGAATTCGAACTTGCAAAGATAGATCCGCTTGCCGCAATGCGCGGCCATCGCTTCCATCTGCGGCTTCAATTTCGCGAGGCGATCGAGATGAAAGTCCATCGCAGCCAGCGGAATGTAACCGGCAGGCGTCCTGCCGATCTTGATGCCCGTCTTCCCGCTGCCCAGCTCGTCTTCGCCGATCCACGCGTAAAGTTTCATAGCGGGTCCATCTCCAGATCTTTCATACCCACAGCCAGTCGACGCGCACCCAGTTGAAGTAGGCCGGGTTGGACAGCCCCTTCGCATACTCGTGCGCCTCATCGAGCATCTTCGAGAAGATCGTCGGCTGGTCTGGCGGCGTCGCCTTGTCCTTTTCGTAGTCGTCGTCGTTATAGCTCCAGCGCCGCGTATGCTCGCCCATGCCGATTTCGGGGATCACGCCCGCGCAGACGCTGATCAGGGCTTTGGCGCGCATTGTTCCTCCTGATCCCGGCACTGCGTACAGAGCACTACGCCGCCCGCGTAGCCGAGATTGCCGAACGCCATCGAGCGATGGCCGCACGCAAGATAGAGCCAGTTGCCCGAGCGCGTGTTCGGGATGCGCTCGGAGCGCTCGATGCGCATGTGCCAGCGCGTATTGCGCGGCCCCTCGTCGGGCTCCAGATACGCGCCGCGGCCGAGGTCGATCTTCATTTTTCGAACCCCCGCTGCGGCGCCAGCGCCTCATTCGCATCGAGCACTTCGCGCACCTGCTTACCCACCTTGATTAGCTTCACGCCGGGAAAGCACCAGAGCGAATAGTAGTTCGATGGATCGAGCAGCCGCGATTCCGCGGGATACAACTCGAACGCCTCGCACTCCTCGCCAGCCAGTTGGTTCTTGATGGCCTGGAACTCGCGCCAGTCATGCCGCGCCGTGCCGTCGAGGGCGTTGATGCCGAGTTGGATCATGCCCTGCCGCGAATTGAATACATGATCCGGCTTGCGGCGTAGAGTTACCGAGTAGATATCGTTGGCCCAATACTCATCCGGCTCGTCGGGATGATCGCCCGCGACCCGCTTACTCGTCATGATGAGCGGGCGCGGAACAACGCTCGGCGGCTCGTTCGCGGCCTCGGGATGCGCCGCGCGCCACAGCGCGACCAGTTTATCGCGCTCGGCCACGTAATCGTGCCGGCGGTAGTCCTCGATCCTCTCCCGGATCAGAGCCACGTTGCGATTGGGCGAATTCATAGCGGGTCCATCCCCAGCTCGTCCATCGCGTCGAGCGCAACCAAGATATCGGCTTCGTTCTCGATGGCGGCGATCTTCAGCCGCACGCATTCGAGCGATCCGCTCGGTCTCCATGCCGGGCTTTTGGCGCTCATGCGATCAGCCCCGCCTTCCGCGCTTCCTCTTCGCTAAATCCGGTTTTCTGGCAGATCAGCATCGTAGTAGTCTGTTTCTGCCAATCACAAAGCGCAGTCGAGCACTGGTGAATCAGTTCCACAAGGCTGCGCGCGTGCAACATGATCTCGATCTCTTCGCCGGATGGCGGGCGTAGCGTAAGACGGAAGCAGTGAAACTCACTGGCGTCCGTGATCTCCATCGTGATGTTGTTCAAATTCCCCTTCTTTCACGTTCCTGATGCATTCATATCCGTGTTCAACTTGCGCCTCTTGAGCGTGGCGATCACAGAGTTCAAACGTTCCCCCATCGCCCCCCATGATCCATTCGGCGGGGCGATGACATCCCGCCTTGCAACATTGTGTTTTCATGTCGATCTTCATTTTTCGAACCCCCGCTGCGGCGCGAGCGCCTCATTTGGAAGCATCGCCGTTCCCTTCTTTTGGCGGCGGCATGACCCACTCACGTTGACTCGTAGGTCCGTGCCGTTTGCCTGTCACCTCGCTACGATATTTCCTGAAGTCCACCAACAAGCCCATTGCCTGCTCAGGGCCGGATCCAACCTTGTTGCACACCCAGTCAAAGATGAAGGCATCAGTCTCGGCTGCTTCAGCGGCTTCAATGATCGTGCGCCCATGATCGCGAGCCTGTTCGACATCCATCTGCGCGATCACCTTGTCTCCATGGATCAATTGCACAAAGGGTTCGCCTTTCGCGTTCACGCCGCTCTGATGCCAGAGCACGTTATCGGGAAGCTTCATATTGCGCCCTCATAACTTCGTCCTCGTGAAATTTGTGGCAATGGCCGCAGTAGCGCTTCTCGATATCGTTCTGGTTATAGGAGCGCAGGCCGCATTCCAGGCACTCAATGTAATCCCCCTCGCCTTGCATCTCATACCTTCATCTCCGCGCCTCGAATATTAACCGCGCCGCCAGATATATCGCGTCCAGCGCTATGCAAGCCATGAAACCCAGCCGGAAAAACCGATGCATCTCCTCTACGGTCACACTCTCACCTCGATCTCTCTTGCGGGCGCGGCTTCGCGTTCTCAGGCAATCCCGCGCACTCGCCGCAAAACACCAGGCCGCCGTGCGCCTCTCGATATTCCCCGGGGTTCATGATGACGACGGTATGCCCGCATTCCAACTCGACATGCGCTGCGACATTCAAGACGCTGTCGATGACCGATTTCACTTTGCGGTGATGCGGGCCGATGGGGCCGTCGTCTTTCACCGAATACAGCCCTTCGATGCCGGCCGGTTTGAATTCCATCAGTTCGGCCCTCATTCGAGCGGATTCGCCTTGTTCATTTCAACTCTGGCCTCTTCGAGCAAAAACATTCCGATTGCCTGAATGGTGGCCCAGCGCCCTTTGGGAAACCACTCGGGCCTGTCCTCGCAGCATTGCAGCTGGAAGTAAATCCAGGCCCACTGCTCCGGGTTGCCGCCGATTCGGTCAAACAGCAACTCGTCGTCGTGCGCATCGGCGGCCCAACGCCTGAGGCCTTCCTGCGCCTGCGCCGACAATTGCCCGATCTTCATGATTTTGGCTCCTCAAACGCTTTCGAGCGGCCCGCACGCGCCCGCTGCGGCTCCCGTGTATGTCATGCCTTCTTCTTGCGCCCGGTGATCACTTGCAGATCCTGGTCCGGCATGTCGATCCGAAACTTCGGCGCGGCGGCGCCGGGACTCTTCTTGGCGATCTCCGGCGATTCGGTGAGGGCCTTCAACTGGTCGGCGGAGATCTCCAGCTTATACTTCGCGGCCACGGCGGATAGTTGGCGGCTGGCGCGGTTGAAAGCGTGCGCCAGATCCGCGATCAGCGCGCCGGTCTGCGCCTGGAGCAGCAACTGCGCCTGGGTCAACTGTTCAGGCCGGACGCTCGCGTTGATCTGTTGCGCCACCTTGACCCTCCGTCGAGCCGCGCCGACCCGCTTAATTGCGGCCTTCGGTTGCTCGCCAGCCGGGATCATGACGTACCCGAATCCCGGGCTGTTCTCAAACCAGACCTTCCACTCCTTAAGCGCGATCCGCCGGAACTTGTAAAAGTGCTGCCGCCCGCGCATCGTTCTAATGTCAACGCCGGAGAGTTCCTTCAACTCATCATAGGAGAATTGGCTTTTTGATTCGAGCAGCGGCTCGATATTCGCTTTCAGTTGCCGCCACTCGGGATAGGGCCGAACTTCGGGGACTGTTGCCATAAAAACTAACCTTGCCATGTCTCGCTTCGCCACGCGGCGCCTCGCCCTGCCTAGCCATGACCGGCGCAGCCAGGACTTGCGACGCGTCGAACTTTAAAATAAACTTTGCCTTGCCGCTCCTCGCCTAGCGTTGCCCTGCGGAGCCTAGCATCGCGAAGCGCAGCCATGCGACGCCATGCCGGGAACTTTAGAAACCTTGCCGTGCGCGGCCCGACCGTACGTTGCCATGCCGAGCACAGCGCCGCCTCGCGCAGCGATGACTGGCATTGTGTAGTCTCGCGTCGCGATGAATTCATTAAAAACCTTGCCATGCCTGTCCTTGCGCCGTCTTGCCTCGCACAGCGATGCTATGGTTGCGCTCGGCCTCGTCGCGCCTCGAAATCCGTAAGAAACCTTGCCTTGCCACGCCGCGCCGTGGCTTGCGTTGCGCCGCGATGCTTCGCCTCGCGTAGCGTCGCCGTGCCACGAAACCCAATAAGAAACCTTGCCTTTGCCACGCCGTTCCGCGCCTAGCCTAGCTGAGACGCGCCAGGCAGAGACCAGCGAAGCATAGCGTAGCCCTTACTTGAATCACTCGCCCTCTTCCATCCAGTCAATCTTGCCGTCCATTGCGAACCGGCCATAGAAGCCGCCGACCTGCGGGCGGAACCTGCCCAGGCCGATAAACCTGCCGGCTTCGATCAAATGCTCTTCGAACACATCCCTGGTGATCATGCGGTTCAAAATGTAGACTGTCACTTCGCCATGCCATTCATCGATACGCGGGAAGTTACGCCAGACGCGCGTGCCGCTGCCGTGCTTGCCGTTCGCGGGGACGAACAGCCGCTCCTTTGCGACCTTGTCTTTGTGGATGCCCAGCTTCATCCCCTCGAGCACCAGGGTGCCGGACGTAAAGAAGTTAGTGAACGTGGCCCTGTTCCTGCCCGGCACCTTCATCCCCAGCATCCTGGCCGCGTCCGTGATGCACCATTTGAAGGCCATGTTGTTGATGTACACCATGCCTTGCTCGTCATAGTGGAGCCGCTCGCGCCACGTGCGATCATCGTAAGCCGCTGGAGTCTCTTTTTCTTTTTTCGGCACCTCATAGAACCGCGACATAGATAGCGGCGATACCGATTTGAGCCTGCATTTCGCAACTAACGCCATGGGCAGTACATTATTCCAAGTAATACTAAACTGCAATAGTTTTTTATGGATTTAAAAGTGATTCTGTGAAGCAGGCTACAAGTCAAGCGGTTTCATAGCGGCCGCCATGCCAAATTTCGAGTACTCCGCAATGCCGTCGTTCACATCGTTGTTCGTCATGTAATTCTCCGCTTCAAAAAACCCGATTCCCGATCCGGCATCCCCGTCATTAGCCGCATTGTACT